GGCGGCACCGGCGGCAACGGCATCGTCATAGTGACAACCTATTTCTAACCATGACCGAGCAATACGCCATCCTCGACCAACCCAACGGACACCTCGTCAACGTCGTCCTCTGGGACGGCGACACCGCGAAGTGGCAACCGCCCGCCGGAACATCCGCCGTCCGCTTGGCCGACATCGACCTCGCCACACTTCCGCCCGCACCGGCACCGGAAGCCGAGCCGATCACCGCCGAAGAACACCTCAAATCCGTCGGCCTCGGCGGCGAACGCCAGCCCACGTTGCTTTATCTCCGCCAGTCCCTCGCCGCCGCCGGCCAGCAAAGCCCCGAACTGGACGCCATCGAGCAATACTTGCAGCAGATCCTCGCCATCTTCGCGTCCGATCCGGCGCCCCGCAACGACTGGCCGCAGCCCCCCGTGTCCTTCGAGACCGCCGTGCAGTCGGCCATGAACACTCTGAATTCCTAACTCGTCACTCGTCACAAGTCACTCGCCACTCATCGTCATGCGCACCGTAACTCTCCAAAGCATCATCCTCCGGGCGTGGCAACGCGTCGGGAATGATGCCAGCACGATCAGCAACGTCCCCTCCGGTGCGCAGACCATGCTCGTCGCCGCGGCGAACGACGCCATCGAGGCCTGCTGGACCTGGGCCGATTGGCCCGAATTGTGCCGCATCGAAGAGCGCACCATCCAGGGCAACGCCACCACCGGCTACTACATCGACTACGTCCAAGGCGGCGGCGAGACCCCGATGGGCGAAGTCTTTGCCATCACTCGGGACAACCCGAACAAAACAGCCTCACCCCGCGAACTCCAATACAGCCTCCTCGGCGACAGCATCCGCTTCCCCGACGACACCGACATCCCCACCACCGCCTGGGTGAGATACCGCCTCCGCCCCGACACCTACACCACATCAAATCTCTCGGCGACGGTCCCCGCCGTCCTAAGCAAAGCCGTCGGCTACTACCTCACGGCGAGCCTCCTCGAAGAAGACGGCCAGCTCACGAAATCAACCCTCATGGAAGAAAAAGCCATGAATGAATTAGTGACCGAGCGCGACAAATTCTACTTCCAACAAAACCAACCCCAAGCCTGGTCCGCCCGGATCGGACATTACTGAGCCGCCCAGGCAGACCAAAAGACCAAAAGACTAAAAGACCAAAAGACTTTTCTGAACTGAATACTGCCAGCCGAGTCCGCGAGACAGGTTTGCAGAGCAAACCAACCGATACTGCTAACTGCCAACTCTAAAACATGAACACAAACCTCTCCCTCACCAACTTCCGCACCCGCATCGTGCGGTTCACGCCAGTCGTAGACACCAGCGCCTACGCCGCCGGCGATGTCCTCTTCGACACCACCGCCGTCAGCGTCAGCGACAACACCAGCGCCGGCGCCCGCGGCACCATCCTCACCGCCAGCATCATCGACCGCGACGACGAAGCCTCGCAGACCATCACGCTCTACTTCCTGCGCAGCAACGTCAGCCTCGGCACGATCAACGCGGCGCCCAGCATCTCCGACGACAATGCCGCTGAGATTATCGGCACCTGCACCGTCACCACCGGCACCGACTTGGGCGGCTGCAAATACGGCGAGACCAGTGGCCTCGTCCTGCCCTTTGAGCTGCCCGCGCAGAACCTCTTCGTCGCCGCCACAACCGGCGGCACGCCGACTTTCACCGCCGCCAGCGACATCCGCGTGCGCCTGAGCCTCCAGCTCGAAAGCCCGCTCTAAGACACCATGCCGCTGCCATTTTCCAGACGCGCTTTGCAGACAGCGCCGAGCTTCAGCCGCGACTTCGCCGGACTGAAGACGCTGGATCATGGTGTCGGCCCCGCCATCACGTTCACCCGCGCCAGCAACGCCACCTTTTTCGACGCCAACGGCACCCTGCAAACCGCCGCCAACGACACGCCGCGCTTCGACCACGATCCCGCCACCGGAGCGAGCCGCGGGCTGCTTATTGAGGAGTCGCGGACAAATGGCCTTCGCAACTCGCAGGCTGGTGGGGCGATTGTTGGTGCGCCGGGAACGCTGCCGACGAATTGGGGAACCGTTGGGATAACTGGCGGCGCTGACGTAAGCAGAGAAATTGTAGCAACCGGAACCGAAGCAGGCATGAGCTATGTGGATTTGAGGCTTTACGGAACTGCCTCGACTTCCATGTTCGTTGGCTTTGATACAACCACCGGAATTGTTGCGGCGGATGGCCAGACTTGGACGGGCAGTGTTTATGTAAAACTTGTCGCTGGCTCTATGGCAAACATCGGCAGTGTTCGTGTCCAAGTTAGAGCGAACGATGTGTCTGGTTCTGTTTTACAAAGCGGCTCAACCACTTTCACGCCGTCAGCGTCACTCGCCCGCTATTCGCACACCCTTGTCTTTAACAACGCAAGCATTGCTCGCGCTCGCTCCGGTTTGGCGTTCTTTGATGCAAGCGGAGCCATCGACATCACCCTCCGCATCGCCGCCCCGCAGTTGGAGCAAGGCGCATTCCCAACGTCCTACATCCCGACGACCACCGCCGCCGCTACACGCGCAGCGGACAGTGCGGTCGTCACGCCGATCTCTTCGTTTTATAATCAAGCGGAAGGGACGTTGTTTGCGGAGTATATCACAGGTGCAGTCAACCGAGGAATTGTTGAGTTTAACGTCAACTCAATTACAGATCGTGTTGGAATCGTAAATGGATCAACCGGCATTCCCAACGGAAGGTCAAATGTTGCCAGTGCAGTCGAAGCGGCAATTGCAATAGGCTCTATTCCGAGCGCGGGAGAGATTGTCCGGTTTATCTTTGCAGCCGCCACCGACAATTTCCAAGCTGCGAGAAATGGCACTTTAGGCACCGCAGACACATTGGGAGCAATGCCTGCTAATTTGACGCATGCACGCATAGGCGACATTGGATCTGGCAGCAGCGCCAATCATATATGCGGCCATATCCGCAAGATCGCCTACTGGCCCAAGCGCCTCTCCGACACGCTGCTCCAGCAACTAACGACGTAATCATGCAAGACTACCTCTACAAATTCCCCGACGAGCAAACGGCCCAGACCGCGCTGGCCGATTACTATGATGCCGCGACCGGATGGCAGACCAGCGGCGAAGGCTATGCTCTGGATGCGGTGGGTATCCTCACCGCCGAGACGGGTGCAGTGGACGAGGAGGGCAATCCAATGTCGGCACCGCTCGACGGCTGGCATTTGAACCTCCGCGTGACCGACGACCGGCCCGATCCGGCTCCTGACTATGCGGTCACGCCGACACAGCAACGGAGGGTGTGGCTATGAGCATCACGCACTTCCATCACCATTTCACAACGACCGAGAAGGGCGTGATCGGCACCGCGACCAGCATCGGATCGTCCATCTTTTCAATGTTACCCCACCTTGAAGCAACCCTCCGCATCGGCGGACTCATCATCGGAATTTTGGTCGGACTGGCCACGCTCATCAGCGTCCTGCACGACATCAGAAAGAAACAGAAAGAACTAAACAAATGAGAAACTGGAAAACGAACCTGCTCGGAGCACTCACTATCATCGCCAGCTTGTCCACGGCCGGCCGCGAGTTCCTCGCCAACGGCAGCATCCCCGACCTCGGCCTCATCGCCGCGAGCCTGCTCGCCGGTTGGGGCTTGATCGTCGCCAAAGACAACAATGCCCGCCTCTGACTCCATGAGCCACGCCCGCGCCACAAAACTAGTTGCAGTTGCGATCCTCGCCGCGTCTTGGGCTGCTCTTGCGGCTGGCTGCGTCACGCTGGGCTACGACTTCATTAAGCAACAGGCCACCGTGACCTTCGACCCTAAGACTGTCAAAGAGCCAACCAAGTGATCCCCAAGAGCCGACCACAACAAAAGCGCGACGAGACGCTGAAGCAGCTCAAGGCTGCCAACGTCAGCGATCCGGTGTGTCTGGTCGGCATTCGTGGCTACTACCGCGACTCGATGGGCGCCAAGGGCAAGCAGGATCGCGGAATCTATGACGATGCCATCATCCTCGTCTCGCCCAACGCGCACGTTGCTTACAACGCAAACGTGGACCCAAGCCGCAGCGGTCGCAACCCCAGCAACGGCAAAGGCTACGCTTCACTCAAGCCCGGTGTCTACCGCTACAAGATTGGGCGCCACGGCATCAGTCGCGGCAACCCTTACAAGGCACTCGTCCAAGCCGGACCCGTGACCGTCATGCGCGACGGCGGCGTCGAGGAGACCGGATGGTATGGCATCAACATCCATCGCGGCGGAATCAAAACTACTGGCAGCGAAGGCTGTCAGACCCTGCCACCCGGCGCCAACTGGAACGGCTTCATCGCCACAGTTGAGTCCGAGATGAAAAGGAACAACGCCAAAACCGTCAGCTACGTCCTGACCCATCCCCGCAAAGACATCTCCTAACCCTTTCACCTTCACCCTCACTCCTCACTTCCTCTTATGGCCAAAACAATTCCCCAACTAACCGACGCCACAACCGTCAACGCCGCCGACGAACTCATCATCAGTCAAGGCGGCATCACCAAGCGGGCAACCGGCGCCGAACTGGCTAAGGCTCTAAACACAATCAACGGCACGGCAAGCGTTAAAGACTTTGGCGCGGTTGGCGATGGAGTCGCCGACGACACGGCGGCCATTCAAGCGGCGATCAATGCGATCCCTACTTCCGGCAAGCGTGAGCTTTTCTTCCCAGACGGAACCTACCTAATCAATGGGGCAGTCACCTTCAACCAGCGCCTTATCTCGTTTGTTCTTGGGCTGTCCGCAACATTCACCGGAACCGGCACGGTCAATGGATATTCCCTAGCCTCGACCAACTGGCAGTTTGTCCGCCGCGTGCATGACCGGCTGTTTGTCGGCCGCCCATTGGACAGCAATGACGGAACGCTTTGGACGAATGGGCCATCGTCTTGGTCTGCTGATTGGCTTGAAACCGAACTAGGAACTCTTGCCGAAGGCGGCGGATCATCTTCTGTCGCCCAGCTTGCAAGTTTCTCGGAACGCGGATACATGGCCATTTGCGGGGCAAGCAAGACAAGCGACAACCCGCTGACAAGCTCGCAGGGGACAATGGGCGTTGCGGGTTTTGCGGTCGCAGACAAGGTGGTGGCGTCGCCGAACGTGGCAAGCGCCTATGCGTTTTATGGGGAAGCGCGGCGCAAGGGCGACGCCGGATGGGCGCACACCATCGAGCTTGATGCCATTCCGAGGTCGGCGACTGGAACTGGAAGCGCGCCGACTCCTGCGCTTCTGACGCCCGGTTCGCCATACCACACGCAAAGCTGCACGGGCGCTTGGTTTGCCTGCTCCAGACCAGAGGTGGAGGACGGCGGTGATGCTGCCGTTGGCCTTATGTTTGTGAACAACGGCGGCACGCGCATGTCTACACAGGGGCGCTACCGCATGGGGATTGTCTTCGATCAGAAGTCAATACTCGGAGCCGACCTCACCAACTATGCTTCCGCAACCAACATTGGCAATGCCATTGCCCTTGGCAACGGTCACGCCATTGGGTGGTGGAGCGAAAGCGCAACAACCGCACCTACGGACTATGTAACGGGTGGAACGAATGTTCTTTATTTTTACAATTCCAGAGGCGCCACATTTGCAACGACTAACCTTTCGACCTCAAACCCGAACGTCAATTACTTGATGGCGTTTGGCACGGAGGCCGCTTCGTCCCCTACTCTGGCTGCGGCCGGCACTGACAGTGTTTGCGACGTGCGTTTGTCTCCGAAGGGAACGGCGGGCGCCGTTACGGCGTTTGGCGACAACGTAACAACGCTCGGAAAAAGCGCGGTCAGATGGTCGCAAATTTGGTCAGCCAACGGGACGATACAAACTTCCGACCAAACAGAGAAAACAGACGTAACCGAAAGCGTGCTTGGGCTTGAGTTTGTAAAACAACTGAACCCCGTTTCGTATAAGTTCACAGTCGGCGGCAACGAGATTGTTGAGACAGACCCGATAACGGGGATGCCCACCAAGATTGAACCCGTTGCCGGACACCGGACGCACTTTGGTCTAATCGCCCAAGAGGTCAAAGCCGTCATTCCAGACGGCGTTGATTTCGGCGGATGGATCAAGACCGACATCAATGATCCCGATAGCCAAGAGGGCCTGCGTTACGACCAATTCATCGCCCCGATCATCAAGGCCATCCAACAGCTCGACGCCCGCGTGACAGTTTTAGAAGCAGCATGAACACATACAACATCAACCTAAACGAAGAGCACCTAAAAGTTATCAACGCCGCGCTGGTCAACGGGCCTTACGCCGCAGTTGCTCCAGTCATCGCGCATATCAACAGCGAGATCACGCGCCTCTACAACGATCAATACGACAAGCAACGCGAGCCGAAACCTGTAGACCATCACCCCGTTTAACTAAATGCCCCTCGAAAGTCCAACCGCCCGCGATGGTGACGCAGGATTCATCGGCTTTGCCAGCCGGATGAATCCGGTGGCGTTGCCGGCGGGTGTGCTCCAACTCTCGGAGAACATGCGGTTGGATCGCGGGACGGCCAAGACGCGCAAGGGGGCGCGGCGGTTGGCAGATGAGCTGCTGCCGAGCGGGTTTCCGCTGACCTTGCCGTTCCGGTTTGACCCCATTGAGACAACGGAGACGGTGCTGGATTTCACGCTGGGCATCGGGGACGCCGGGGTGCAGGTGCTGACGACTTACCCCAACGGCGTCTTCACCAGCGGCACCTACCGCTCGCCGGGGCTGAACAACAAGGAATACATCCTGCTGGCAACCAATAGCGGCGCCTTTATCTACGACGACACGAATAGCCTCGGAGACGTTGAGAGCATCATCACCGACGAGACGGGCGATCCGATCACGGACGAGTTGGGCAATGAGCTGGTGGCGACCAATTACTTTCAGCCGTTGCCGTATCCGGCGGGCGAGACCATCGAGCCGACCGACAAGGTGTCGATGGTGCAGGCATTTGACCGGATGTATCTGCTGCGGGAGGCGGACCAGAATGTGGCCGGCTGGGGATCGCAGGTGCTAGGCGACTCGGTTGGCGTGTTGGGCACCGTGGCCACAGTGCGCATGGACGGCCACGGCTATGCGGCTGGCTATCGGGTGCGGATGGAGGGCGGGTCGGTGGCGGCTTTTAACGGGCAGGAATACGACATTGTCGCAACAACGACAGACACTTTTACCATCACGGTCCCTCTTGGCACGGCGGGCGAGGCCGCTACGCCCGGTCGCACGGTGCGCCGGGTGAAGCCGCCGCTTTACTGGACGGGCGACATTACGACTCCTTTCGTCAAGGCGCCGGCGGGCATCCCGAGCGAGGGCGCAACGTATCGCCGGATGCGCTCGGTGCCGTGGGCCAGCTATATCGGCAATCGCCTCGTCCTGCCTGACGGCCGCGACCAAGTGATGCTCTCGGACATCCTTGACCCCGACCTTTACGACGGATTCTGGCAGTCATTCAGAGTCAACCAAGGCAGCAACGACTACATCGTGGCGGTGCATCCTTGGGTGGAGGGCAGCTTCTTGGTCTTCATGCGCAACAGCATTTGGCTGGCTACGGTCAATCAGGGCTTCGCGGCCAGCGGGGAGCCGGATGACATCAATACCACGGTGAGCCGGCTGGATTTGCTGACGGACGAAATTGGTTGCCGCGCCCGCCGGTCTATCGCCACGGCCGGTCAGTATATCTATTTCCTTTCGGATGCCGGCGTCTACCGCCTCGACGCGCGGCTGGATCTTAAATTGCGGGGCGATACCAAACCTCTTTCGGACGCCATCGCGGACCAGATCGCCCGCATTCCGAGCGATGGAGCTGAGAACGCCGTGGGCCTGTGGCACGACAACCGTTACTGGCTGACAGCGCCGGTGGACGGGGCGGATCTTAACAACGCTTTGTTCATTTACTCAGCGCTCAATGAGCAGTGGGAAAGCATCGACAACTATCCTTTTGGGATCAGCAATTTGATCGTGGCCCAACGCAATGCGACTAGCCGCCGCCTCTTTGCCGCCTCGCTGACCGGCAAGCTGTTCCTGCTGGAAGACGTGGAGCGCGGAGATGATCCGCCGGATTCTACGCTGGGCATTGACTACTTCACGCCGGTGGGTGGTCGCCTCAAGACGCGGCGCTATGGATTCGGCACCATGGGAAGCAAGCGATTCGTGCGCGTGATGTCCGACGTAGTTCTGCCGAATACCGGATCAATCAAGGTCAACGCCTTAATGGTTAACCCTGACAAGGAAATTGAATTGGTGCCCGGAATGACCAACACGTCCGGTCTGGCCGAGGATTACACGCTGAAGCAGCCGATCCGCACGAAGGCGCATTACTGCGAAATTGAATTTGAAACCACCGCCGAACGACCGGAGATCCGCACGGTCGGCGTGGAAGCGGCCATGCCCAGCATGCCGCAAACCGAAACACGACATAGCGAATAATTATGGCAACACTCAGCAAAGGACAAACCTTCAGCGGCGGCGAGACCGTAACGGCAGCCAAGCTCAACGCTTTGGTCGATAGCGCAACGATCAGCAATATCGTCAACGCCGACATCAACGCCTCGGCGGCTATCGCCCACAGCAAGCTGGCCAGTATTACGGCGAGCCACGTGCTCCTCGGGAATGCCAGCAATGTGCCGACCGCCACGGCGATCACCGGAGACGTGACCGTGACCAGCGGCGGCGTGACCGCTATTGCTTCCGGCGTCATCGTCAACGCCGACGTGTCGGCCTCGGCCGAAATCGCCGTGAGCAAACTGGCCGATGGCGCGGCAAGGCAGCTCTTGCAGACAGATGCAGCCGGAACCGGAGTGGAGTGGACAAACAATGTGGACGTGCCCGGCACGCTCGATGTGACGGGTGCAGCCGTGCTGGATTCCACCCTGACGGTGACTGGTGCGGCGACCTTTAACGGCAACGTGACGATGGGCGATGCCGACAACATTATCCTCAACACAACGACCGGCACCAAGATCGGCACGGCAGTGGGGCAAAAGATTGGCTTCTGGAATGTGACACCGGTGGTGCAGCCGGCCGCAGCAGGACAAGCGGCAGCGGCAGCTCAAACACAGGACGCCGTTACCGACAGCACGGGCGGAGCGGTCAGCACAACGCTGGCCGCAATCACGGCGCCGGCCGCTGATGCGACCACCTCGCTGACCGCCGACATGACGGCGGTGAAGAACGCCTTGGCGTCCATTGCCGCCCAACTCGCCAAGATCCGCACGGACGTGGCCAATATCAAAACACTTCAAGACGCGGCCCGCACGGCGCTGGTCAATACGGGAATCATGAAGGGAGCAGCATAATAATATGGCAACAATCACAGCAGGGTATAGTTGGGTCTCTGGCGAAGTCGTTACCCCCGCCAAGATGAACTCGGCCGCCGTGCCGACCATCAGCAACATCGTCAACGCCGACGTGTCGGCCTCGGCCGCCATCGCCGGCAGCAAGGTGTCGCCGAATTTTGGGGCACAGAATGTCGTGACGACCGGTGCCGGGGGATTTGGCACGGCCACGCCGGACGCCAAAGCGGCCCTCGATGTGACCAGCACAACGCAAGGATTCCTCCCGCCACGGATGACAACCGCCCAGCGGGACGCGATCACCAGCCCGACTGCTGGCCTCGTCCTTTACAATTCATCAACGAACAAACTCCAAGTCCGCACCAACACGGCATGGACCGATCTGCACTAATGCTGCCATGGCAAAAAGCAAAAGCATGGCAAGACGAGCACGACGCAACGACGGATTTCTGGACGCTGCTCGGCGAGCATCTGTCTTCGGGCCTTGTCTGGAACAGCTCCAAGACCTTCATGCTGGCCAGCGAAGCGCGGTGGAATGCGGAGGAGCAAGTCTTTGAAGACGGCGAGCCTAACTGCTGGTTCGTGCGCTTGGCTGCTTCTGCTGGTCACGCAAGCCCTGTGCGGGAGTTTCTGCGCGTGGCGCCACGCCCGCACCAATGGGTCGGCTGGTATCGCCGCCAGCAATTTGAACCACGGATTTACCGGTGGGATAAACTAATGAAGAAAGTAGGAGGATAATAATATGGGTGGAGGAGGATCAAAAGCACCAGCACCGCCGCCGGCACCCCCGGCGCCGACACCAATCGATTACGACCGGATGTATGCCGCGGCGACGCGGTCGGCCATTCAACAGATGCAGGAGCAAGAGCGTTCGCTCGAGCGTCTGTATCCGAAGATGACGGCCATGCAGCTCGGCACGGCCCGTCAGGTGGCCGGGGAGCTGGATAATCAATACCTCGCCCGGACCCGTGGCGTGATGGACCAGGAGTTGCAAGCGGCCAGCGCCCCCAGCGCCATCGAGGCGGAGATCCAGCGTCAGGCTCAAGAGGAGCTGATGCTCGGACGCTCCCTCTCGCCGGAGCAGGAACGCGCAGCGCAGCAATCCGCCCGCGGCGCCTTCGCCGCCCGCGGTCTTGGCACCAGCGCCGGATCGTCGGCCGCGGAGATCCTCAACCGCGACGCCATGTCGCAGCAGCGTCTCGACCAGCGCCGTCAATTCGCCCTCGGTGCCAACCAGCTCGACCTCGCCCGCCGCGGCCGCCGGATCACCCTGGCCGAAGGCTACGGCGCCCTCGACCCCTTCGCCCGCGGACTCAACCCGGCCTTCGGCCTGGGCCAAGCGACCATGGGACAAGGCACG